AGGCCGATGCCGAACGCCGCCTGAACTTCGCCCAGCAGCTGCGCGTCGCCGCGCACCACTTCATGGCCGACGGCGAAGGCTGCGGCCTGGCGGAATACGCGCCGGACGAAAACACCCGCTACGCCACCCGCCTGCGCATCGTCGACCCCGACCGCCTGTCCAACCCCATCGGGCAGATCGACGACCAGTTCTGGCGCGGCGGCATCCAGCACAACGCCGCCGGCGTGCCGATCCGCTACTGGTTCCGCCAGGCGCATCCGGGCGACTTCGCCGCCACGTCGATGGCCGCCTTCACCTGGTTGCCCTTCGACCGCTTCACCGCCTGGGGCCGCCCCCAGGTCTTCCACTGGTTCGATCCGGAGCGCGCCGCCCAGAGCCGCGGCGTCACGCGCTTCGTCAACGTCCTGAAGTCGTTCCGCGCCCTGTCGCGGTTCACCGACGCGACGCTGCAGAACGCCACCATCAACGCCCTGTTCGCCGCCTTCGTGCAGTCCAGCGCCGGGCCCGAAGCGGTCAGCGAGAGCCTCAACTTCGCCGACCTGGCCAAGCACGAGAACGACCGCGAGAGCTTCTACGACGACAACCCCATCCTGCTCGGCGGCGATGTCAGGATCCCGGTCCTGCCGCTGGGCGACAAGATCGAGATGGCCACGGCGGAGCGTGACGTCACCGCGTTCGACGCCTTCGTCCGCGCGGTCATCCGGCTGATCGCGTCCTCGCTGGGGGTGACCTACGAAGAAGTCTCCATGGACTATTCGCAGACGAACTACTCGTCTGCCCGCGCCGCCCTGATCCACGCTGCCGCCGAGACGGAGGCCATGCAGATGGTCCTCGAGGCGCAGCTGGTCCGCCCCTTCTTCGTCGCCTGGCTGGAGGAGGCCATCGACAAGGGCTACGTCCAGCTGCCCGCCGGCGCCCCGGACTTCTACGACGCTGTCGACGCCTACGCCGAAGCCCGCTGGATCGGCCCCAAGCGCGGCTACATCGACCCGACCAAGGAAATCCTCGCCGCCGCCGCCCGCATCGAGGCCGGCGTCTCCACCCTCGAAAGCGAGTGCGCCACCCTGGAGGGCACGGACTGGGAAGAGGTCCTGGAACAGGCCGCCATCGAACAGCGCAAGCGCATCGAACTTGGCCTTCAGCCCACCGGCGCCGCCGAAGCCCAGGCGATCCAGGACACCAAGAACCCGGCCAAGTCGGCGCCCTCGCCAGCCGATCCTTCCGGCGATCCGGAGACCCAGGTCGCGCCGGAGGACCAGCGGCCGAAGGATCCGAACGCCCCGGCCAACTCCGGCGCCCGCGCCGCGGTGCACCGGATCGCCCGCCGCGCCGACGGCTCGGCCCTCGCGGCCATCGCCCGCTTCGCCGACACCCAGGCGCACACCGATTTCCTCGATCGCCGCGCCGCAGCCTGAGGTCACCATGCCCGAACGCAAGATCATCGTTGGCCGTGCCGGCTCGCTCGGCGTCGCCGCCGCCATGGCCGCCCTCGCCGGTGCGCCGCTGGCGCGGAACGCCCTGGGTCGCCTCGCGGGCGCTCCCGGCGGCGGCCAGCCGGCCTTGCGCATCAAGCGCCTTGGCTCGACCGAGACCAAGTAGCCCCATGCCCGGCAACGCCGCCCTCCTGGCCTCGCGCTACGCGCGCCGGCCCCTGCTGCTCGAACCCAACGCCGCCCAGGCGATCCTGCGTCACATCGCGCTGGGTGATCCGCGCGGCATGGCCAGCGAAGGGCGTATCGAGGCCTTCATGCGCCGCCTCACCGGCGGCCGGGCCCGTCCCATGGCCATGGAGGATGATGAGGGCTCCGGCGAGACGGCGCCCCAGCGCCCCGCCGCCTACGCCCCGCTCTGGGCCCAGCAGACCTACGGCGAGCCGGCCGACGAAGGCTTCGCCTGGTGCCTGTTCGAAGGCATCGCCACCATGGAGGTCTCCACGGCCCTGGCCGAGCGCGGCGAGTACTACTGCGGCGTCTGGTATCACGGCTATGACACGGTCCTGGCGGGCCTGCGCGAGGCGATCGCCGACGAGCGGGTCAAGGCCGTCTTCATCCGCATGGCCTCGCCCGGCGGCCCGGTCTCCGGCGGCCTGCCGGCCCTGGCGGCCTTCATGCGCCAGGCGCGGGCGGCGGCGGGCGGCAAGCCCATCCACATCTACGCCGACATGGCCTGCAGCGCGGCCTACTGGATCTCGGCCCAGGCGGATCGCATCGTCGCCCCGGATGTCGGCCTGATCGGTTCCATCGGCGCCGTGCTCGTGCACGAGGACTGGTCGCAGGCGCTGGCCAAGGCCGGCGTGGTGATCACGCCGATCCAGTTCGGGGCCGAAAAGACCGCCGGCGCCTGGTGGGAAGCGCTCTCCGCCTCCGCCCGCGCCGACCTGCAGGCCGAAATCGACCAGTGCGGCCGCAATTTCGTCGCCGACGTCGCCGCCGGCCGCCCGAAACTGACCCCGGAAGCCCTGATCGCCACCCAGGCGCGGGTTTTCCTTGGCGACCACGACGAGACGGCCCGCTCGGCCCTCGATATCGGCTTCGCCGACGCGATCATGAGCGAGGAAGACGCCTTCGGCGACCTCCTGGCCTCGCTTTCCTCCACCCATTCCGCGCCCAGAAGCGCCCAAACCACGATCGCCGCCGAATCTGGGCGTGAAACCGGCGATCAACAGCCAAAGGAGCCGGCCATGGCCGCTGTCCAACCCCCCAAGGGGCCGAAAGCGGCCCAAACCCCCGCTCGCCGCGCTGCTGCGCCCGGCAAGGATCCTGAAGACATGCAGGACGGTGGCGCCGACGACGCCGACGAGACTGAAGACGCTGCCGACGGCGGCGCCGACGAGGCGGACGAAGGCGAGCCGGATGAAACCGGCAAGAAAGAGCCGAGCGCCGCGGCGATCGCGGCCAGCAAGGAGGCGAAGTCGCACCCGCACCTGGCCCTGGCCGCCATCCAGTCTGGTCAGACCCTGGCCCAGTTCCGGGCCAATGTCGCTGCGGCCGGTGAGGCGCCCAGGGCGTCCAAGCTCGACGGCGCCATGGCTGGAGCTCATCGGCTCGGTCCGGATGCCGCGGCCCAGCCGGCAAACCGCAAGTCCATCGACGCGCGGGCGCTTTACAAGGCCCGCAACACGCCCGGCCGGCGCATCTAGGCCGTCACCACTCCGTAACCCCTCCACAACGCACCGCCTGCCGCCCTAGCGGCCGGCTAGCCCTTGGGACAATCCATCATGACCCTCAAGACCGAAGGCGTTTACGCCTCTGAATTCCTCATGTCCGAAGCGCCGGGCAACTACTCGCGCGGAACCGGCGTCATCGACGCCAGCCAGGAGATCAAGCCCGGCACGGTGCTGGGCAAGATCACCAACGGCGCGCGCACGGCCGCCGGCGCGGCTGGCGTCCCAGCCCCGGCCGGCGCGACGATCACCGCCGTCCCCGTTGCCGCCCTCAACACCAAGCTTGGGGCGCACCGGTTCGAGTGCATCGTCGGCGGCGCGGGCGGCGCCTCCCGGTGGAGGCACACGGACCCTGACGGGAAGTTCGTCGGTGTCGCCGCCGCGGCGATCGCCTACGCCGGCGGCGGGCTGTCGGTTTTGACCATCACCGACGCTGCGGCCGACCCGACGCCGGGTGAGGCTTTCACCGTCACGGTGATCGCCGCCGCCGCCAGCGGCCGATATGTCCGTGTCGCGCCCGCTGCTCTGGACGGGTCCGCCACGGCCGCCGCCGTCGCCTTAAGGGGCGTCACGACCGGCATCGGCGAGACCGCCGAAATCGCCATCGTCGAGCGCGCCGCCGAGGTGAAGTCGGCCCTGCTGGATACCGGCGCTTTGGACAATGGCCAGATCGCCACGGCCGTCACCGACCTCGCCGCCGCAGGCATCATCGCCCGCGGCTAGCGGGCTCACCGAAACCCTCCGTCGTTGGCTCGCGGGCCACGCGCTCTATCCGAAGGAAGTCCAGCTATGTCCCTCAGCGATATCTTCAACACCGATGAGTTTTCGATGGGGACGCTGACGGCGTCCATCAACGAGCTCGCCTATGTGCCGCAGGTCATCAACGATCTTGGCATCTTTCAAGAGGCCGGCGTCGCCACGACCAGCGTGACGATTGAGAAGCGCGGCCAGGGCCTGGCCCTGTTGCCGACCAAGCCGCGCGGCGCGCCCGGCACGCCGATGGTCAACGACAAGCGTAAGACCATCACCCTGGAGGTTCCGCACATTCCGGCCGAAGACTACCTGCGGCCGGACGAAATCCAGAACGTGCGATCCTTCGGCTCCAACAACCAGATGGAGGGCGTGGTCGAAGTCCGAGACCAGAAGCTGCTGAAGATGAAGCAGCATCTGGACCTGACGCTGGAGTACCACAAGCTCGGCGCGCTGCAGGGCTTGGTGCTCGACGCGGACGGCTCGACCCTCTTCGACCTGTTCGATGAGTTCGGCGTCGCCCAGCCGGCGATCGCCGACTTCAACCTGGATGCCGCGTGGGCGGCGGAGGATGGCGGGGTGGTCCGCGCGCAGATCACTGGTGTCGTCCGGAATGTCCGCGCCGTCCTTCTGGGCACGCCCTTCCGCAGCATGATCTCCCTCTGCGGAGACGACTTCTTCGACAAGTTCACAAACCACCCGGAGATCCGGTCGACCTACCTGGCGCAACAGGAGGCGAACGCGCTGCGCGAGAGCGATCCGCTCGACACTGTCAAGTATGGCGGCGTGACGTTCATCAACTACTATGGCTTCGGCGATGTCGCGGTCGACACCGACCAGTGCCAGTTCGTGCCGATGGGCGTCCCGAACTTGTTCATCACCCGCAATGCCCCGGCGCCTTGGTTTGACGCCGTGAACACGATCGGCCTGCCCATGTACACCATGGCGACGCTCGACCCGACCGGGCAGAAGGAAATCACGCTGGAAAGCCAGGCCAACCCGATCAGCCTGTGCACCCGCCCTGACGCACTGTTCCGCGCCAAGCTGACCTAACGCGTCGTGCGCTCCAGGGTGCGCCCCGGACCGCGCATG